TACGCACCCTGCATGAAGTCGTTGGGAACGTCAGTGTCGCTCTCAATGCCTTCCTGAAAACGCTGGGGGCCACGGTTACCCGGGATGCTCGGGGCCATAACGCGCTCAAAGACGTTACGCATGGCCTCGGGGTACGGGTTCTGCGGGGCGATAGTCGGGTTCATGTCCATAAAGAGGAAACCTCCGTGTAGGTACTTACGATTGCAATGGTAGCACTACCCCGTATTGTATGCCTCAGTTTTACGCCTTATTCAAAAAACGGGTTCTCATACACTGTAACAGTTGGCATGACATCCTGCACCGTCATAGCGCACGCAATAGCAAGAGAATCTGGGTAGTCGTCAAAGGCCCCACGCTCGTCTGGAGCGGCTGCTAGCAGGTAGGGGCCGCGATTCACCTTCTCTAGGTCAGCCATCTGTTGGTTGAACTTCTTCCAACGCTTGGTGCGGCGGGCCTTGCTATGGCCGGGGACGATCAACTGGTCGCGTTGGATCAACTGCGTCAGGTGAGTCCATCGCTCATTCTGTGCTTTTGCATCAGATGAAACTGCGATAACTTCGATGTCTGGGAGAAGAATCTGAAGGCGTTCGGCCACTGCACCTCCGACACCTTGCGCGTCCACCCCGATCCTGTATACGTCATAGTTACGAAGAAAATCGATGATCTCAAAGTACTGCGTCTCCCATTCGACGTTGTTGATCTCGTGCCAGTTCAACACTCTATGTTCAAAGAACCCGAACGGATCTGGGTGATCCCAGTCAACCCACACGGGAGTAATCACAGTCGAGTCGTTAGTACGGGCAACGTCTATACCAACAACTATTGGAGTCTTCCACCATTCGTGTACCAGTGGCATACTTGGATCGTACATACGTTCAAGTCTGTCTTCAGACACAAACATACCTTTTTCAAGCATCCATCTATTGCAGTATGACATCTGGAACTCATCTGAGTCCTCACCAATGCGTAACTTCTCCTTGGCGATGAAGGAGGCGTAGTTGGAGTTGTACTTAGCCGCCATCCTCCAGTCGTACTCGTGGTGATGGACCTTGTGGCCGCGAGCGTTGATATCACGACGCTTGTTGTACTGGATGGCGTTGTAGAAGTACGACTTGTAACGCTGGGCCGTACCGCCCAACACGATGCTCCCGTTATTCCACGCAAGCATGGGCTTGATCGACTTGGCGATCATGACTTCGTCGGCTTCCTGAGCCTCGTCAATGAACGCGAAGTGGTAGGTCTTAGATTCGATCTTGGCCTTAGGGTTACAAGTCTGCATACGGCAGAGCGAGCCAGACTTCTTCAGCGTGATGATCTTGCCCTTACCGCGACCGCCGCCACCCGTGGCCTTGTCATCGATGTCGGGATCAAGGAGGAAGTTCATAGCGTGCTCGCTGGTCAACTTGCTGACCACACGTCCGAACACGGTGTCTGCCTGCTCCTCGGTGGGGGCGAACACGCCCACCCAGAAGCCCTTCTCAAACTTCTTCAGCCACGTCGGGTACACGTTGGACAGACGTGGAAGAATCACCATGAGACCAGCGATGAGGTTGGATACCACCTCAGACTTGCCGCTCTGACGGGTGGCAATCAGGGTTTTCTCCTCGCCATCTCCGAGAACGATTGACTCAACAAAAGAGTAGGCGATAGGCAACTGATACGGGAAGAACTTAACGTCGCAGAACTCTTCAATAAAAAGTATTAACTTCTTAACGAGATCGTCTACGAACTCAGCAGTAGTCTCATCCAGATCATCATCTACCTCTGGAACGTCGTCTACTTCTTCATATTCTTCTACGTAGTCAAGAGTCTCACTCACTTGACTGTCGTCTTTCTACTACGGTCCATAACGCAACCATAGCGTCTACGCAGAGGGTAACTTCCTCTGCGGGGCCTCCGTTGTGACGCCAGTTATCCAACGCCTGATGTAGTGAGATAGCGATGGAGTCCAGATGCGCGGGGGCATCTGACGGGTGAATCGACTCAGCCCTCTTGATGTACGAGGGGTTTATCTGTCGTTGCTCGCTTGCCCCACGCCCGAATCTGTTTCGCATCTTCATCTAACTCCCTGCCGTCGACCTGATCTAACAGGCCGTTGGCTCTACTTGTTAATATCCCAATTTGGAACGTGTACCTACCAGCACGAAACTGTAGACCCGTACCCCTCCACCACGGGGGCGCGGTCTGGCGCATGAACGCCCGAGTTATTACTCTCGTCCCACGCACGCCGTTGTTTCTGGTTATCCAGTACAGACGTACACTTTGCAGGTACTGGATGCGGTTCATGGTGTCTCGGAATAGTAGATAAGCACCAATAGCAAAGACCACAACAATTAGTAAGTAAATCATCACGCATTAATGCTCGGCATTACTCCATACACGTACTGTGAGTACTGATCTCCATTAAATAACTTATTATGAGAAAACATATTCAAAACAGAGTTTACGTAACGACCCGCTGAACTTGCTGATACTAAATCAGTATACACAGTTACGGGTACCTCGTGATAAATCCAAGGTGTCTTCCCGTTTGCCCAAGTCATTAATAACTTATTATCTGGATAATGGTAACGGGAGGCAGCGCATCTAGTGGACTCAAACGTATAAACATCAGAAACAACTTCGCCATCTGGCCCTAGTCCTCTAGCGTCACCAAAAGCATTGCGTCCAATTATATCTAGTTCTAGAGAACCCTGACCTGTCTCTGGGTCACCATAACGGGGACGCAGGGCGCGTCCCGACGTTCCTTGGAACGGATTGTCTCGGCTGTAGGGGACGGTTGGTCGCCACGGATAGTTTTCGCTGTCGCTCATTGTTCCTTATCTAAGTGCCATTCGATGTGGTGGTCAAGTCGCTGGTCGATCTTGTCGACTTTCTTATCAATCGACTGTAGCACCTCAGAGTTGCGGGCGTGGTCTCGGTTGTTCTCTCTCCGCGTCTTCTCAATCAAGAGGGCGATCAGACCACCGGGGGCGAGGACGGTAGCGAGGATGCCGAGCCAGTTCACGTCCGAGCCACCAGAGCGGTGGGGACGCCATCGGAGTCCATGGGGGTCAGGTTGTTGTAGGTACTGACGACCAACTTGCCGTGAACGACGACGGTCTCTGCCAGAGGGGTGGAGGTGAGGAGGGCAGACCGGCTGACGGTGGCCACCAGATCCCAGTCGTACTCTCCATCAGCGAGCCACTCGGTGTTGTTGGCGGTCATGGTGAGGAGCAGACCACCCTCTGAGGTGATGGTCACCGGCAGGATGTAGATGGTGCTTCCGATCTTGATGGAGGCGTCAGCCTCTACGGGGACGCGCTTCCTGCGGGTTCTGCGATCCTTCGGGATAATCAACCGTTCCCAAGGCTCGCCCCGGTCGACGGTGTAGTTCAACACGGCTCTAGTTGACATGGAGCGGCCTCCGTAGTTACTTGCGGACATACATATTATGGCTGATAGATTCTACCTTGGGAGCCTGCTCAGGGGGCCTTTTACTTTTTCTTGGGGCCTCCTATTGACAGGCTCGCTATAATGGAAGTTGTACAAGGGAAACGGGAAACGGAGAGAAGCCCTCTGGCCGAGCGCTTGCGCGAGGCCCAGCCCCCGTAGGGGGCGGGCTAAGGCAGACACCCTGCGGGTGTCTGCGGTTTCCAACCACAAGGAGAAGGTATGTCTGTGGACAAGGTGAAAGAAGGTCGTTTTCTCATTGGTGAGGACGAGCAGTCCTACCGGACGGTGTCCGAGAAGGTGTACAACGATCCCAACAAGTACCAGATCATCCTTAACGCCAACGGTGGTGTGAACTGGGCACCGGGAGTGACTCTCAGAATCCCCAACAAGGAGGGGCGCATCGCAGTTCCGCAGGAGTCGGAGACTACCCCGGAACTCATCGCTCGCATGTTTCCCAACCAGCCCGTACACTTGTACACCGACAACTTCTATAAATGGAACGCTGGTAACGAGGCCGAGGACCTCATCGGCTCACAGGTGTTCATCCCTGAGCGCTAGTACCGCCAGTAGGAATTGAACCCTCATCCGGTTGTTGATAAGACAACTGGGGACAACCGGTCCCCTTAGGATCTGGCGGCGTGCCCGTGGTGGGGGTCGAACCCACACTTGAGGGATTTTAAGTCCCCTGCCTCTGCCGTTGGGCTACACGGGCGTGGGCGCAGTGTAACCCTCAGTCAACGGTTATGTCTATAGCCCCCAGCACGGTGATCTCCTTGACCATCTTTTCAGGGATGTGGATCACGTGGTCGCATAGACCGTCGGCATGACTCTGCGTCAAAGTGACGTGCCCCGGCTTTACCTCTGAGGCGAGGAGGATGCCCACGGAGGTCACGATCAGTGGCTCTGGGTCGATGTCGCTCAGATTGACCCACGTACCGGCGCTGTCAGCATGGGCGTCTTCCCACACCACAACTACTATTGACAGTGCCTCAGGTTTGCGGGTACGTTTCACATAGGTAACTTTACCCTACATACAGAACGGGGTGGCCCGAAAGCCACCCCGTCTGTGTCGGGAGCCAACCAACAAACAACCGACCCCCGAAGGTTATCGCACTGTCGATCTATCCGTCAATAGTTGACGGCATTTTATCTGTATTTCTTTCCCTGATGCGCGTGCGGGTTCCGACACCGCCCCAGAAGCCGTATCGCTCATGCTCGCCGTAGTCACGGCACTGGCTCTGGACGGGGCACGCATCGCAGATCTCAGCAATACGCTGTCTATCCTTGATACTCGGCTTGTCTGGGAAGAACAAGTTAGTGTCCATCCCCTTACATGCCGCGTCCTCTAACCAGTCCCTTTCGCTGTAATCGCTAAGGAATCGGAACGCTCTCAGGAAGTTGTTGTAAGTGATCTCGTCCACCCCTCAACAGTAGTCGTTGAGGGGCGTTATGTCAACGAGAGACCCGGGGAGAAAGGTCGCTGTTGTACTCGCCGGAGCGAGCGTCAACAACGTCGCGGTCAACCACGTAACCAGTACCGGTGTAATTGCGCCCATTGCCCTTGCGCTTACGACCACCGTACTGCGGGTCCATCTTCTTACCAGTTTTCCTAATAGGGGTTTTTCCCTGCATATCGGCCTCCGATCTACGCCAAAGTATAACACCCTTATTTGATAGGGCAGGCTCCCGTTGCACACTCTCCAAAATCAACATCTTCAGTTACAGAGGTCTGAACCAGCGGAATACTAAAGTCAATCTTGCTGAGCATCTTGTCGTACTCATCCTCAGAGCACTCCTCATATGGAGGGAGTGGGAAGTTGTGGTCACTGTGGAGGAGGAACGACACGGACTTCAACCCTTTGTCGTAGTTCTTCTTTAACCACGCCTTAATGTCTTCCAACTCTTCGCTGCGGTAGTAGACGGTGACGGAGACAGCGTTGTCAGCCCAGTCCGTCTGCATCTTCTTGACCCACTCCAACTGCTCCACGGCAGTCATGTCCTTGGCCAACACTGCGCCCTCAGGAGACTTGCAAGGGAACTCCACCACGTAGCGAGTGTGGTCTTCACGACCGTCGATGCCGATGTCCCACTTGATGGGGTAGCCACGACGACGACAGGCGTCCACCAACGGGTCAGCGGACCCGAATCTCACGCGACGGATGTAGTACGGGGCGTAGGCGGGGTGGACACCGGGGGTCACGCCGGGGAGCAAGGCAAGCGTCCCCGAAGGCTGAACCGTCGTCAGACGGACGCTGGTGGGGAAGTCGTTGTCCTTGGAGTACTCAGTATCGAAGTCGCTGAGGTACTCGTACGTGGGCGACAGCCACGACAACTGCACTTCCTCTGCCTGAAGGATGCCGGTCACGGACTGACCGAGGCGGGCGTTCTTAGTGACAATTTTAGTTGTCTTCTCGTACGGGTACTCAAGACGGGTGATCTGCTTCTGACACATGTACAGCAGACGGGAGATCTCCATCATCTGCTTCAGAGACTCAATGTTGGGCAGGAAGATCGTGGCGAGGTTGCAGGACTCACCGTCTCCCAACGCGATCTCGGCGCAGGGGTTGTAGCCCTCAATACTGTTGTCAACCTTACGCTCACCGAGGCGTCCGTACTGGCGAGCCAACTTACGGTTAAGGAGTCCGTATGGCTCTCCAGACCCGTCGTAGCCCTTCCACAACTCCGGCATGATCTCGTCGTAGGAGTCGGCGTAGATGCTGTTGTTGGAGTTGGCACGCCACGCAGGCACGTTGCCAGTCGACCAGTTCTTGGCGCGAAGGAACAA